GCCTTGCTATATGGCTGTCCCTGTATCTTAAAAAACAATGACCTTTTCGCTTTACTTTGCAACGACTGTACGATTAAACTAGCCACTTGCACTCACGCAACACTGAAACGAAATGGAATGAATATGAAAATTGAACGCGGTATTCCTTTGCCCCCCAGGCTGAGCGAGAGGGTTGAAGTCGGCCCGCTCCCACTTAGTGAGATGAAGGTTGATGAGTCCATTCGGGTGAACGCCAAAAATGGGCGCGAATTAGAGAGAAAATTCAATGCGTGTCGCATAAGGTTGCAAAGATTCTCACGAAAGCACCCCCATATCAAATTCAAGCTGGCTAAAGATTCTGATTCCAAGGGTCTGTATCTACGAATTTGGCGAATATCCCGTGGAAATTAAGAATGATCTGGGGCTGCTGGACCCCATCTTTAAGGCTCTGACCCATGATTCCTACGATTCTGGCGGCGCTGATGTCACCCCCACCACCTGGATCGACAGTCCCCGCATAGCCCAGCTAAGAAAGGCTCACAAAGACGAGATTGTCGAATCTGTGAGCAAACGTGCCTTCAGCGCACTCGGAACGGGTTTCCACAAGATTATGGAGAATGCTGTGGGTGATGGAGTCATCACAGAGGAACGCGTCTTCTGGGACCACCCAAGCGGTCTGAGAACCTCTGGGGCTATCGACCTACAAATCATCAGAGATGATGGCATGACGATCCTGGTGGACTATAAGGTGACTAGCGTCTACGGAATCATCCTCAATCAGAAAAACGGCGGGGTGAAGCCCGAGTGGGAACAACAACTTAATAGCTACCGTTATCTGTTGCAGAATGCCAAAGGCATTGAGGTATCAGAACTTTACGTTTTAGCGATGCTGCGCGACTGGAAATCTTCTGAAGCAGGAAAGCCTGACTATCCTGATGCACCTGTTATGCAGATTCCTGTACCACTTTGGTCGTTGGAGGACACCCAAGCGTATGTAGATGAGCGTATTTCACTTCACCGTGAAGCCGCCTACTCGGCGCTGATCGGTGAGGAGCTTCCGCTCTGCACAGCAGAGGAGATGTGGGAGCGTCCTGAGAAATTTGCAGTGATGAAGTCCTCAACTCACAAAAGAGCCAGCAGATTGCTGGATTCTATGGAGGAGTCTATCGAGTGGGCCGCTGACCCGACAAACGGCATGGATTCCAAGCACGTAATTGAACATCGCCAAGGCAAACGGGTGCGCTGCGAGGACTGGTGCGAGGTCGCGCAGTTTTGCAGTCAGTACAAAGAATACGTGGAGCAGAACAATGACGATATTTGATTTAGAGCAATCGATCACCGTCGAATTTCATGGCGGTGTCGATGAAATTGAAAAGAAGATACTCGGGCTGTGGGCTGATCCACGGTTCAAGCAATCAAACATCGGTATGCGATTCGTCAATGAAAAGGTAATAATTTCAGCAGGAAAACTGCCAATTACAGAAATTCCGTTCAATTTGTTTGACCAACTCAGCGTCAAAGAATTGGCAGAAATAATAATCAAACAATTTAACTCAAAAAAGGAGTAATCAGAGTGAGCAGCGAGGAAAGATTAGACCGACTTGTAGGAGCCGTACTTAAAATGGCTGATTTAGATGACTCAGATAAGATCAGCATCCGAGGAAAGTTCTACGCTGAAGTACATACGCGGGTCCAGGCTTTCAGAGAAGCCTATGGAGAGAATGGGCGAATTATTTCAACGCTCCATGTCGTAGATGAAACAAAGGTGCTGGCAGAAAGTACCGTCAGTGTCTTTGTCGATGGTTCCTGGCGTGTCATTGCCAATGATTTTGCGGAAGAATTTCGTGGCGAAGGAATGGTTAACAAGACAAGCGCAGTAGAGAACTGCATGACTTCGGCAATCGGTCGAGCCTTAGCGGCTTGTGGTTTAAGTGGCGGGAACTATGCCTCGTTTGATGAAGTAGATCATGCGATCAAGGGAAAGGCAGAAGCCCCAGCGCCAAAGCCTAAGAAGTCCTCAGTTCCTGCTGCAAAACCCAAACAATCCTCTCCGCTGGAGAAGCGAATGGCAAAACAGAAAGAACTCGTAGCCAAGGCTACACCTAAGAACATTGATGAAGTGACAGATTTTATCTTTCACACTATTTTCCAATTCGCCCTACCACCTAAAGGGACGCCATCAAAATCAGGAGATCCAGAAACAGTTGCCGGATGGATAGATAAATTCACCAGCAGTAACGGAAACAAAAAGACCTTACTAAAACTTTACAATGCTGGATTCAAAGAGGAGATCAAAGCACTCAACACACGACTAGACAAGATTCGCGCTCTTGACATGGAGCAAATGTATCAACTCGTCAACGAGAGAAAGGAAAGTAAAAATGGCTGACAAGTATCCGAAAACCAAGCAGGGCGGTCTGTGGCGCAATGCAGACGCAAACGAAGAAAATAGGCAACCGCCGTATCGCGGTCACCTCGTTATCACGAAAGATATGCTTAAAACGCTAGTCGTTTTAATGCAGAACGATGGCTGGAACAAAGAGGGATCATCGCCTGATCTTGGACCCAGAATCAATCTGGCAGCGTGGCTAAACACCGCGAAGGACTCTGGAGAAAAATATTTCCGGGTTTCAGGAGATGTCTATTATCCAAAACAGTTCGATGGCCTATTCGACGGTAGCAACGAAGCTCCGGTGGAGTCTGCGCCTGTTTCTGCTGCGGAAGACCCGGATGATGACTTCCCGTTTTGATTCCAAATTAACGCGCCTTGACGAGATGCGCGAACAGGTCTCAGCCTTTCATTCTGGACACCCTGAAGTCTGGGATCTGTTCGTGCGATTTACCGAAGAAAAAATAAACCGAGGTTTCAAACATTACTCAGCCAGGGGGATTTTCCACCGAATTCGCTGGGAGACAGAACTGCCATTCTACGAAAAAGGCAGAGACTTCAAAATCAACGATCACTACTCTCCTTTCTATGCACGAAGATTCCACAGGATGTACCCGCAACACCAGGGCTTTTTCAGAACGCGGCGACAGACGAGTCAGGAAGATTACCCAACTCAGATGTCGCCGCTGACACCTAGAGATTATCAGTGAGGAACCACCATGCAAGATTTACCGGAAAGACCGTTAGATCCGCCGGAACACTGGACTTGCCAGGAATGTCTCAGTCATTTTTATCCTATCTTCGGGGATGAACCAGAAGATGATGAGCCTTCGCTTTGCTGTGACTGCAAAACCTTCGATGGATAACGACACCCCGCGAATTGACCAAGGCATCCCCATGCCCGCTGCTAGATTTAATGAGGGTCATCCGTTCGCCGTGCTGAGAAAATTGAAGTCAGGAGACAGTGTGTTTTTTCGTGGGGTGATAGCAGGGAGCAATGCCTATAAAGTTTTATCGAACAGAATGAGCTACCTCAAAGTGACACAAGGATTCATGCTGACGGCCAGGTCGGTCATTGAGGGCGGATCGAAAGGTGTCAGAGTGTGGAGGAGGGCATGAGCGCCAGTAAAAAGCAGGTCGGTGGCGACCACTACAAAGATATGGTCATTCAGCCGTTTGAATTCATTGAAAGCAATGGTCTGGGCTACGGCGTTGGCAATGTGATTAAGTATTTGTGCCGATACAAAAGCAAGGGCGGAATCTCGGATTTACAGAAGGCTCGTCATTACATAGATTTGCTTATTGACCTGGAGAAAGGCAAATGAAACTTAAAGAAGCTGTAAGCGCGGCTGTGAATAAAAAGAAAAAATCGGGATGTCTCCCTGGAGAAAATTATCCTGGTCAAATAGAAAAAAATAAAAAAAGGGATAAACAAATTTATAAGGAAAGACTTTCCGATGGGACCACGTTCCGCGAATTAGGCATGAAGAATAATCTGTCAGGCTCAAGAGTTAGGGAGATTTTTTATAGACAGGTTCGTGCAGAAAGGCAACGTAAAGCCAACCTCGAATATATGAAAAGACCTCTCAAAGAAAGGCTGGAGGATCAAAGGATTGAAAAAGAAAAACGTGAGAAGGTATACCGAGATGTTCAAAATATCTTTGGTAAAGATTTAGTCCCATAAGCAGGGAGGAAGAACCATGCAATGCTCCTGCGGCGGCGAGATGAAGGGCCACAAGGTTCAGAGGAACCTTCATGTCGTAGCTGAGTTTCAATCCTGCAAAAGTTGTGGCAGAGTCCACTGGATGTGGGCCGGCCCTGAGATCGACAGAAAGACGTATCCTCTAGCTCCTATTTTTGTCACTAAAGTGGAACGATGATGAAGCAAGAAACATCACCGAAATGGGCAACATCCAGCAGTAGTTCTGCGACACGCAAGCGCCGAATTAAGGCTGTACGGGCCGTACTCAAAAAGCGGTTGCCAAAAGATATGCGTCAATTCTGGATCAGAGTTTTACAATCCATCGATAGTTGGTCCGTTATAAAACACAACACGGGTATTCCAAAATAATGACAGGGTTGGAACTCATCTGCCTCGCTCTGACGGTGTATCACGAGGCTAGATCCGAGCCGCTGATAGGGCAGCTTGCAGTCGCCCAGATTGTTCTCACTCGCGTTGAACACAAAAGCTATCCGTCGACGGTCTGTGGGGTGGTTAAACAGGGCGGCACTCATCGTCATCGTTGCCAGTTCAGTTATTGGTGCGACATGAAATCAGAAACTCCAACTGACGAGGCAGCGTGGGCAACGGCTCTCGACATAGCTGAGATGGCTGCTGCTGGCGCACAGATCATCGCGCTGCAAGGATGTACCCATTATTATTCAATTTTATTCGACGCTCCCTACTGGACCGAATCGCTGATCGAGGTGGCAACCATCGGGCACCATCGTTTCTACCTGGCGTTTTAAGGAGTTATTGAAATGTGGAAAGATGAGTACAGCAAATTTACGGGATCTGACCAAGGCGAGTCAAATCAAAAGGCAGATTCAGATGAACTTACAATAGAAGAACTTAAGTATCGTCTGCTTGATGCCGAAATTGCACTTGCTGAAGCTGAAGGCAGATTTGTAGCTAAACCTCATTTTAGAAAGGCTTACAAGGAATTGAAAAAGCTACGCAAGGTCAATGACAGAGACTGACGTACCATAGTCTAATCTGCCAGTTTTCCACATAGACCGACTATTTTCAGCCTCTATGTGGAAAAGACCCTAGGGGAGACATTTTGCAAAACCGCTGATTTCTCGATTTATCTCCCTACTGAATGAATTCTGAAAGTCAACCCTTTATCTATTTTCTTCCACTGCCCAATAATCAGCTAGATGGGCAGCATGAATGGCATCCTCAGACAGCGTGTAAACGCTTAGCTTCTCGCTCTTGC